ATACTCGACCCGCCAGTATATTGAGGATTACATTCAAGAGCGTATTGAACTGGGTCATACCAACCCGTGGGGCGATGACCTGTTCGAGCCTAGCAGATACCTGTCGGAGTTTGTTTGGCAAGCCATTGGTGGTGTCATTCAGTCGGCGCGTCAAGTGATGGACTGGCTTCAAGAAGTAAGCTATCTTGTGTCCTCTGAAAACATTCCCCTTATCTGGGAAACCCCGACTGGGTTTTTGGTGCATCAAATGTACCCAGAGATGCGGTCACGGCGCATCACGACTACGATTGATAACACGCTTATCAAGCCTAGCCTGCGTGAGCCGAACCACCAGAAGACTGACCGCCGCAGGGCAGTCAATGGAAGCAGTCCCAACTTCGTGCATTCGATGGACTCGTCAGCAATGACCAAGACCATCAACCGATGTGTGAAGCTGGGCATCAAAGACTTTGCGATGATTCACGACAGCTACGGTACACACGCTTGTGATACCGACCAGTTGTTTGCGGCGACTCGCGAAGCCTTTGTGGAGTTGTATCGTGACAACGATGTTTTAGAACAATTCCAAAAAGCGGCTGGAGAGGTGCTTGAAGAAGTACCTACACCACCGCAGAGGGGCGACTTCAGTATTGAAGAAGTCCTGAAGAGCGATTACTTCTTCGCTTAGTTATCCACTACTGTATAATACACATTAGTGGACATTATAGATGTCATGAACCGTTACATTGTAACGATTGTCGAGATGGAGAAAAAAAGACAAAATGGCGAACACAGTAACTACGCCGTTAGGCACGGCTTATTATGCCTACATCTTCACACCTGATACGAAATTTGACGAGAACGGTGTGTACCAAGTGAACCTTCGTATGTCGAAGTCAGATGCCAAACCCTTGGTCAAGGTCATCGACAACACCATCGAAGAAACGATGGAAGCCTCTACCTCTAAGAAGAAAAAGCTTGCACCCAAGCCTTACTTCAAAGCCACGGATGCCGAAGGCAATGAGACTGGCGAGATTGAGTTTAAGTTCAAGCAGAAGGCAGTCATAAAAACCAAAAAGGGTGACATGAAAATGCAACCCAAGGTTTTCGATAGCAAAGGCAAGCCGCTTGTCGAGCAGATGCTTGTAGGCAATGGCTCACGCATCAAGATTGCATTCGAGCCTTATGGGTATGATGTCGCCAGTATTGGTATCGGAGCATCTCTACGCCTGAAGGCTGTGCAGATTGTTGACCTCGTGAACGCAGAAGTCGGTGGATTCGGCTTTGGCGAAGAAGACGGCAACTTCGTTGTTGAAGCAAACAATAATAATGACAACACGAGTGAAAGCGATGACGAAGAAGAAGACATCTTCGCTGAAGAAAACGAAGAAGCAGACGGCGACTATTAAGTTCCGTTCTAAATTTGAGGAAACGGTAGCAGAAGCTCTGGGAAAGGTTTGTCCTGATTACGAATACGAAACAATGCGTATTCCGTACATCGTGGAGCGAAACTACAACCCAGACTTCATCCTTCCCAATGGTATTATTTGTGAAGCTAAAGGTTATTTCAAATCTGCTGACCAGCGCAAACACAAGCTCATCAAAAAACAGCACCCCGAAAAAGACATTCGGTTCGTGTTTCAGAGAGCTTCTGTGCGTGTTCAAGGTAGCAAACTCACCTGCGCCGAATGGTGCGAGAAGTTTGGATTCCTGTATGCAGAAGGAGAAGTCCCCGAAGAATGGACTCTGGAGAAAAACCAAAATGGCTAAAAGAAAAGATACTGACTACATCATCATTCACTGCTCTGCCACACCCCCGTCTATGGATGTGGGTGCGAAGGAGATTGATAAATGGCATCGCCAGCGTGGCTGGAGAAAAATCGGATACCACTTTGTCATCACCCGCGATGGAGACATTCAGCAGGGCAGAGAGCTAGACGAGATTGGCGCACATTGTCGTGGACTCAACTCCACGAGCGTGGGTGTCTGTCTCGTTGGTGGTGTTAATGCGGAAGGCGAACCCGAAAGTAATTTTACCGATAAACAGTGGGCAAGCCTCGAAGAGTGCATCAAAGACTTACTACTCCCGTACTCCCATGCGGAAGTCACAGGTCACAACAAACACTCGTCAAAAGCTTGTCCCTCATTTGATGTGGAAGAATGGTGGAAAGAAACGATAGCGAGTTCGTTCAGCATGTAGCTTGCCCAAGTTGCCCTTCGTCAGACGGCTTTGCGCTGTATGATGACGGTCACGGTTATTGCTTTGTGTGCGGCTACCACTCGAACAGCGGCTTCACGCCTAGCAAACCGAAAGAAACTAAATTGACGAACCTAATTGAGGCGGGTGAACCCCGCGCACTTAAAAAGCGACAGTTGTCGCTGGAGACATGTAAGAAATGGAACTACGCAGTTTCAACTTACAATAATCAGACCGTTCAGGTAGCGAACTACACGGACGCTTCTGGGAGCATTGTCGCCCAGAAACTGCGCTTTCCCAACAAGGACTTTTTGTTCCTTGGAGACAGCAAGCAGGCTGGCCTGTATGGGCAGAGCCTGTGGCGGGACGGTGGAAAGATGGTCACCATCACAGAAGGTGAACTTGATGCCTTGAGCCTATCGCAGGCTATGGGCAACAAGTGGCCTTGCGTGAGTATCAAGCGCGGCGCGGCAGGAGCTAAAAGAGACATCCAAGAATCTCTGGAGTGGCTCAACAAGTTTGAGACTGTCGTGTTCATGTTTGACAATGATGACGCTGGTCGCAAAGCGGCGAAAGAATGCGCGGCACTGCTCCCACCAAACAAAGCCAAGATTGCCCAGTTGCCCCTGAAGGATGCCAGCGAGATGCTGGTAGCAGGCAAGGTGGACGAGCTTATCAACTGCATGTGGGGCGCAAAAGAGTTCCGACCAGACGGCATCCTCAATGGTGCTGACCTCTGGGACGTAGTAACACGCGAAGACAATACCAAGTCGTTTCCATACCCATATGACGGACTGAACCAGAAGACCCTTGGGCTACGGCGTGGAGAGATTGTCACGGTGACTGCTGGGTCTGGCATAGGCAAGTCACAGTTATGTCGTGAGTTCGCTCACTACCTTCTGACCCAAGGCGAGACTATTGGCTATATCGCTCTCGAAGAGAGTGTCCGCCGTACTGCTCTTGGCCTGATGTCGATTGCAGTCAACCTGCCCCTGCACTTGGGCAGTAAGGATGTGGACGAGAAGGACATGAAAGAAGCCTTCGACAGCACCTTGGGTACTGGGCGTGTCTACCTGTATGACCACTGGGGTTCGACTGAAAGCGAGAACCTCATCAGCAAAATCCGCTATCTGGCGAATGGGTGCGAATGCAGTTTCATCGTCCTTGACCACATTTCGATTGTCGTGAGTGGCCTAGAGGGTGGCGATGAACGCCGAATGATTGACAACACCATGACCAAGCTTCGTGCGCTGGTCGAGGAGTTAGATATCGGCCTCATATTGGTCAGTCACCTCAAACGACCTGATGGCAAAGGCCATGAGGAAGGCGCACAGACATCTCTCTCACAGCTTCGCGGCTCTGCTTCGCTTGGGCAACTAAGTGACATCGTAATCGGCTGTGAGCGCAACCAACAGGATAACACTCATGCAAACATTACCACACTGCGTGTTCTCAAGAACCGCTGGACGGGTGAGACAGGCGAGTGTTGTTCATTGGCTTGGGACAGAGACACTGGTCGCATGGTCGAAGTAGACCTAGCGGAATTACAAACCGACTTTGAAACGCTGGATAACACAGAGGGGTACTAGCAATGGCAAAAATAAAGAGCGAAGTAGAAATCACAGTTGATGTGACTCTGGAGAAAGATGGGCTGGGTGTACTTGCGTTTTCCGACCCTGAAACACCGCCTCAACTTTTTTCAATCACCTATGACGCTCTTTTCGATGAAACTGATGAGCTATATGGCAATGGGCGTGGGGGTCTGATTAGTGACCCTGAAGACAAAGAAACCGTCCTTGCGATTGCACACCAGCTTCGTGACCTTGCCGATGACCTCGCAAACCTGTGCGGACAGACACTGTAACTAAAAACGTAACAATGTAACGATTATGAGACTGATATTTGATATTGAGGCCAATAGCCTCGCACCTGACATTGTACACTGCATTGTCGCACGGGATGCGGACACAGACGAAGAGTATGTGTTCCGTCCTGACCAGCTTGAGGCAGGGCTTGAACTCCTTGCACAGGCTGACTGCCTGATTGGGCATAACATAATGGGCTACGATTTACCTGCCCTCAAAAACATCTTTGACTTCGACTATGAAGGCGAGGTGCGTGACACGTTAGTGATGTGCCGCCTTATCTGGTCTGACGTTAAGAACAAGGACTTCACGCTCTATCATGCAGGCAAACTGCCACCGAAGATGATTGGCTCACATAGCCAAAGGC